CCACTCAATCCGGTCACAAATCCACCTAAAGGACCTGTTGTTAATGCAGTTAATCCTTCAGTCATCGAATTGAATGTTCCATCTATTTGTCCACCTAGTGTTGCTGCTTCTTCCTGTTGAGTAACCATTTTTTGTAATTCTTCAACGGAAGTACCTAATAATTCGGCTGTTTTTTTCTTTTGGAAATAATCCATTTTATTAAACTCATCAACACCACCCAACGCATCTAATGTTTCTTGAGTAGCTCCTGCTATATCTCCTTCGTATGCTAATGCCCTTGCTCTATCTAAATTAATATTTTTACCGAGCATTGCCCCCAATTCCAATTCACTATTAATAGAATTTTCAAAATCTAAAAGGTTATCGGCAACTCCACTCATAGTTTTTAAACTAACACCCATCTTAGCGGCTTGAACTGCGGCTTGTTGTATATTCTTTCCACCATCCTTACCAAATAGTGCAAATTCTTCAGCAGATGCTGCCATATCAGCCATTACAGCTGCTGGGACTACTCCGGCAGTTTTTGCCATTTCCTTAGCTCCATTTGCCAAGTTTTGTGCAGTTTCAATACTATTACCATTTAAACGAGCTAGATTACCAGTTAATTTTGCTGCTTCACCTCCACTTATACCCATATTAGTGGCCATAAGGTTTGTATTGAGTTGAGCTTGAAATGATACATCGTTCAACCCACCCATTTCTTCCGATAATCCTTTAGCAACATCATTAGCGGAATCAAATACAGTTCCTAATGCAGTAGCAGATACAGTTGCACCTCCTAAGAAACCACCCATCTCTCTGGTTGTTTTTCCTAATTTTGTCATGGCCATCCCAGCTCCAACCAATGTCATTCTAAGCATCCCCGCTGGTCCACTAGCAAATAATTGAGCAGTAGCAATTATACCTTTTAAAGTTTTCTTTATACCTTCGTATGCTGCTATTTGCCCTTCTACTATTTCTTTTTGTTCTTTACTTACATTTCCTAATTTTGTGGCTATACTATATCCCCTATCCATCTCATTAACCATCTTACCCATCGCCGCATATTGCTCTTTCGTTATAGCACCGGAATCGTAATCAGCCTCCAATTTTGCCAAAATTTCCGCCTTTTGAGCTTTATATTCTTCCGATAGTGCTTTTTGACGGTGTACATCTTCAGGTCCTGTTTCTGCTATTTGTTGTTGTAAAGTTGCTAATTTACCAACATCCGATACTCTTTCTTGCATATATTCCGCTTGTTCAGCGTTTACCTTTCCTGAATCTAAAAGTGTTGTAAGACTTTCTTTTGAAGTTGTTAATGCTCGTGTTTGTTCATTTGATAATCCTGAATAAATTTTACTCATTGATTCAATACCACTAAGAATGCTACCAAATTCTTTTTTTGTTTCCCTTGCTATATTACGTGACCTTTCTGCTTGAAGATTTTTTTTCTTATATGCCTTTTCGGTTACACTAATGGCCTTACCCAACTCTCGCATATCAGCAGTCTCCTGCTCTGTAAGTTCAGTACCCTTTTCAAGAAGTTTATTATACTTCTCTCTGGCTGCTCTTAATTCTTCAATGCTTTTAATGCTTACCTTCTCTCCTACTATTTTTGGGGTTGCGGGAGCTGCTGGAGTTGTTGGTGTTGCTGGTGCTTTCTTCTTTGCCATTTATTCAATAATTTGCTACAATTAAATTATTTTAATTTTTTTAATTTTTCTTCAAACTCTCTAGTCATTTTTTCAATTTCTCTCATATCATCCACCAAATGAGATGGGATTCCAGCTTTTTCAGCTTTTTTTATAATAGTATTGGCTGCTCCGGTACTTAACCCATTAAAAAAATTAGATACAAATCTATCTGCGGCACTGAATATACCTTCTTTTTTAATTTGTTTATTATTTTTCATATTCAACGTGTTTATATTCTATAAATATCGGCAAATAAAAAAGTGAGGATATTAACGTATCCTCACTTTATTTGATTTCATTTTTGACTGAGCCTTTTTATGTTCTTCTGCTTCTTTTTTCTTAAGTTCTATTAACTTATTAAAATAAAATTTACGAAGGTATGATGGCATGTGATAAACCTCTGACCAAGTAAATCCATTACCAAATTGAACCATTTCCCAAATTTGAGAATGAAGAATTATTTTATAATCAGTTGGAAGGGTAAAAAAAGTTAATCCCAAATGGTATATCCAGCGCCTCCGTCTCGCCAGTAACATCTGATGTAAATTGGAATTTCATATCCAAATCAGGTGATAATTCTTTAACATAAGCTCTAAATGCTTTAGTATCTTTTGCTAAGAATGAGTTAGTTATCCATCTGTTTACAAAACCTCTATCTTCATTGCCATCAACCGAAACAATCATATATTTTAAACGAGTTGTTACATCAAATGAAGCGCCTGAATTTTTATTTAATTTTTCTAAAGCTTGTACTTCTCTAGTTATTTCTTGCTCATCACCATGTGTTAATAATTTAAAAATAAGTTGAGTACCCATTGTTGGTAACTTAAAACTATATCTATTTTTTGGATTCAATATAGATTCATCAAAATCTTTAGTTTGTATTTTACCCAAATCAATAGTAACAGCTTGCTTTTCTGATGAAAATTTATCTGTCATTTCTATTTGATAATCAGCCCCATATCCTAAAATACGAGTTGCCATTAAGATAGCGTTTTTATCACCAATAAAAATATCATTTGGATTAACACCCGGTTCAACAACTACTGATTCAAACAATTTATCTAATACAATACCTTTCTTAATAAGGTTTGTATTTGCAAGAATATCTTCTTCTCTTGCTGTCATATACTTTAATTCACAAGTACCTTTTCTAAGAGGATGTCCTTCTGGATATAGTAATCCTTTTGATGGTAATTCGATTACTTCCGTAGGAAAATCAAATTTACCTTTTTCAACCTGTGTAGGGGTTGGATTTTGTTGTGCAATATTAACTTCTGCCATAACTTTATATCTTTTTTAAGTTTGTATATATAAATACATAGTTTTTAAAAAATTGGAAATAAAAAACCCCCACCATTTCTGATGAGGGTTGTCCTTCGGTAGCTTCCGTAAGGAATATTTTTAGAATTCAAGTATAGCGTAATCGTAAGCCAATGTTAATTCAATAGTTGCTACTTCATTTGAATCAAATGAAACATCACCAAAGTTTGCAGATACAATAAATGCACCTTTTAGTTTCCATTGTTCGATTTTATCACCAACAGGACCTAACATATAGAAATCAATATCTTTTTTATAGAAATCTGCATATCCACGTCTACCAGTTATAGATTCGTGTCCTAAACGTATCCACTCCATTACAGCTTGTGCTCCAGATGGAACAATCGGGTCATATAATGTAATGGTAATATCTTGCCACTCACCCTTACCTTGCAACTTTCTTTTAATGTTGATGTGGTCTAACACAACGGGTTCAAAGTTAATTGAAGGTCTAGCTGCCGCCTTAACCATATATGCTGGAATGCCTACATCTGTCATTTCCATCACATATCTATTTTTCATCTTAGGTTCGAAGTTCGTATAGAACATCTTATCAAACTCTAGTATTTCTGCCATTTTATTATCCTTTTATTTTTATATTAATAAATATCAAGTTACCTTAAATTCGTATTAAGCGTTAAAACTTGCTCCAGTTGGTAAGATGTTGAAATCAATTACGATGAATTCAGCGGTCTTAGCCGGTTGTAAGAAAATTTGTCCTGCTAATATGTTTCTATCAATTACATCAGGTGTGTTGTTACTCTCATCCATTACAACTCTGAAAGCGTATAAACCTTGTCTTTGTTGAATTGCTTCTAAGTAAGGGTTTACAGTGTTTAAGAATCTTCCTCTAGTTGTAGAAGTATTTTGTTCGAATACTAAGAAACGAGATGTTGAAGCGATGAACTTCTTAACAGTGATAAGTAATCTTCTTACGTTGATTCTATCTAATGCTGAAGCCTTATCTTGCAATGTCTTCTGTCCAAATGCTACAATACCTTGTCCAGGGAATGCTGCGATTGGGTTCACTTTGTTCTCATAAAGAGTATCTCTTTCAGAGTGTGTTAATCTATTCAATACACTAACTGCTCCGATGATACCACCTCTATTTAAACCAGCAGGTGCGAACCATTCAGCTGCCAATCTATCGTTTGCAGCGAATACAGCCGGCATCAATACTGATGGTGGAACTGAAAGTAATTTGTTTGTATTGGCATCTACCG